ATAAACAAATATATTTCCATCAATTAGTAAGTCTATTAAGAGATTTCTTTTAAATGTGCTTACATCTTGAAATGGATTTGGTTCTTTGTTTAACAGTAGGTCGACTCTAGTTCTTCTAACTTCTTTCTTAACAGGCGTTATACCTTGAATTTTCTCACCAACATCATAAGGTACTTCAGAAGAGTCGTCTACAATCATGTTGACTGCTCTATTTACTACTTCTAGTTGTTCGTAAGCGTTTCTATACGTATGGATTCTTTCGCGACTATCAATTGTGGTACCTTGGTCACGAGATATAACATATTGCGCAGGGTTTTCTTTAACCTCTTCGCTTCTGCCTATAAATCTATCATACCATGCCATATTTGTCTCTTTGTATCTCCACCCATCTTTGTTGTCTTGTTGCTGTCATTAATTTGGGTCGTTTTCCGTATATTGTATGCAATCTCATGTGATGCATATGACATAAAGTAACAGCTTGGTTATATACTTCGTCATAATTTTCTTTTATGAAAGTTTCACGAAGTGCTAGTATTTCTTCTTCAGTTTTTATGGTGATGTTTTGTTTTTTCATCCACCATTCTAGTAACTCGGTTAATCCGTTGTAGTGATGAAAGTCCAGATTCTCTGTACTTCCGCAAATGTAACAATCCGTTCCTTTTTTATATTTAGACTTGGCCTTGTCACGAACATATTTAACTAAATCTCTTCTTAAAGTCATAAACCTACTCGTATAATAGAATTATATCGTAATTTTAAACTCATGTCAAGAACTATTTTTGATAGGTATAATTAGAATGTAGTGGCGCTTGTTTCAAACGAATATATTGCATATCGTAGCGCGTCTGCCATGTGAGAAGCATAGTTATGTTTAGGTTTTTCTCTTAATAAATTAGGATTAGGATCCCACTGATATTGGTCTAAACACAGTAGAGACTCTTTACATCCTTGATGCACGAATAATTGATTGTTATCTACTACAGTAGCCACACATCCTATACCATCTAGTACTGACTTTTTGGCATTAATAGTGGAAATGTCATAGTTTTGTGCAAAATCGAATCGTGTTTGTTGAGCAGCAGAGTCAATGTAGATATAATCTATCTCCCATTTTTGAATAAGTTTCTGGATTTCAATAGCGTGCTGTTCTGTAGTCCTTTCTGAGTCTAAGTACTCATCTACTAAGTAGAATTTTTGAGCATCCCAGTCATATGCTATAACGCAGAATGCGGTAGGGTCTTTATATCCTACGTCCATTCCTGCAAATATGTCCATTCTTCCAGTTTCTATCTCTGATAAGTCCATAATTTGAGTTTCATGGTCAAATGCCCATACTTGTCCTTCAAATACATTGAAGTCAGCCATATACTCTTGGTTAAACTCAGCTTCTGACATAGTTCTTTTAGCTTCTGTTATATCTGATTCGGATAGTCGTGGGTTTTCGTGATAAGTTGCTCTAACTGATGCCCATTCTGGAAACTCGTCACTGAATCCTCTGTGCCAAAACTCTGCAAACCAGTTATTTCTACCCCTTGGAGTAGATATAAAGATTGCTTTAGAGTTTGCTTTGTCTAGTGTGGGCCTGAGCGCAACATTGAAAGCATCCTTGCCGTCAACAAGGGCTGCTTCGTCGAATATGATGAGATCATAAGACCTACCCACAACCGAATCCACTTGGTTAACAGAACCCATACGTATTGTAGAGCCGTTTGAAAGCTCAATAACTTTATCTTTTGCATTATCTCGAGTAACTTCTAGATCGAAGTGCTTTATTAATTGTCTTTGTAATTCAAAAGAAATTTGAGACAATGAATAGTTAGGGGACATCAGTAGTACATTAGAACCAGGTACTAAAGTGATTAATTGACCTATTATGTTTGCAATATAAGTTTTACCTTGTCTACGAGAAATCGCAGCACAAACAAAACGGTACTTAGGATTGTTGATAGCATTGATTAATGCTGTCTGGGAACTATTTGGATTAACTCCAAGCAACTCCATATAACTATCTATAGGTAATTTTATGAATTTGTTTTCATCAAAAGACATTAACTCATTGCTGAGTATATCTTTTCTACTTAGTGTTATCAATGTATAGTCTCATTAAAAAATGTTAATAGTTCATCGGTCTCATCTAAAAGACCTGCATTTGCGGCTTTTTCGTAAAGGTATAAAAAGGAGGCTGACATCTGTTTTAAATTCTTTTCTGCAGATGATAGTTGACGTTGTTCTTCGACACTTAACATTTTGCTTAAAAATTTATGTGCATGGATTTGACTTTCATCTAACCATACTTTTCTTCCATCAGTAGTGGGTATACCCATGTTATCTCCTTTTTACCATTTAACTTTATTTGCCCAATAAGCTGCTGACATTTTGCCTCTAGCAATATTCCTTCTATGTCTAGCTTTAAAACTCTTACGTTTCATCTTCATTCTGCGAGACTCTCCAGCTTTTGGTTTCCCTGCTGTCTTAGCTCCTTTCTGTCCAAAACGAATAGTTTTTATTTTACTTCCAACTTTTGCCACCACTATGTGTGACTTAGTTCTATGTCCAGGTGTTCGTTTGGGCTTATTGAATCCTCTTACACCTGCTCTTTTTAGCCGTGGGTCACGTTTACGTGGCATGATTATCTCCTTCTAGGTAATATTCTTCCCGCTGTTCGTTTGCCAAATCTTGCTGACTTAGGTTTGACTGTTTTGCCAAATCTTGGTCCGATTGCTTTTGGAGCTGCTCCATAGAAACCTGCTGCACTAGACATAGGGCTTTTTGTATTAACAAAATTTCCTGCTGCTGAGTTTAAGTCTCTGGTGAGTCCTCTTTTTAGTTTATGTTTACGAATTTTCTGAGTACCATGTACACCAGTAGGTCCGCTTAAAAATGATCCTGTTCTAGCCATTTTTCTCTCCTATAAGCTTTTGTAGTTGCTTATCTCGAAAATCACACTCCTGCATAGTTGCGTAATTTTTCAGTTTTATTAGATTAGTAAGTGTTCGACGTCTTTTTATTATAAGAGCCGCCACTGATATCTCAATCTGTGCTAACCTTTGTGTCATCTCAAACTTTTGCTCAAGTGCACGATTGGTCATCTTACTTTCTCCTTCTTTTAGTTGTTCTTCTTTTTCTTTTTACAAAAGTAGATACGTTTCTTGGTTTGCCACCAGGATTACCTGCTCTCCTTTTGCGTGTTACTGCAGATCGTTTCTGCGCCGAAGTCATTCTACGGGCTTTACTAGCTGGTACACACTTGGGATAGCCTCCCTTGCCTCGTGCAGATTTTCTTCCACACGGAGGATGTCCACCACCTTTTCTCTTACGAGAGATGTCTACCCATCCTTCTTTAAACCATTTAGTTAATCCACCTTTAGGTTTTGCCATTACTTCCTCTTACGTCCAGTACCCATACGATACCTTCCGCCTTTGGCTTTGTAAGTTTTTACTAGCCATCCATTAGCATATGCTGATGGGTATACCTTAAACTTTCTCTTTGCTTGTGCTTTTACTCTAGCGTAAAGAGTAGGGTTTGTAGGTACTGGTCGCTTTTTGGCGGCCTTCTTTCTTTTTCTTGCCATTGAATCTCCTCAATGCATAGTGGGCGTTTCAGCCCACTATACCCCCGAAATGTTATTTGTCTTTAGCTTTACCAACATTTAAGGCAAACCAGTCTACTAGCTTGTAGACTTTCTTCATCCAACCGTCGTCTATAGGGGTTGGAGTCAAAGCTGCTATTAGAGAACAGATCATTACCACTGTCGGTAATACTGCTATCCAAGCTGTTAACCATTCAAAGAATCCTAACATACTTATCTCCTATCGTACTAAAAAGTACTCCTTGCGATGTATACGCGTCCTAGTAGCCTTGGCCACTTGGATTGTCATTTAACGTGTTTAAGTCACCTCGCCAAATGCCGTTCTTATTTACCACACCACTATGGCTATAAAACCAAGGTAGTCCAGTTACATAAGTATTCAAGATCCTCTCGAGTCTAGTTTTGTTTCCGATTTTTACAGTATATCTATAAAGGTTTTTAGTACTGAAATCTACACAGTACAAGCCTCCAAAGTCAGCGCTGTTGTTTTCTAATTTTCTTGCTTCTTCTAAATTTTTAACGCAGATAGTATTAAACTTATCTAATCCATATTGGAATTTTCGTACACTATTAGTTGCGTCTCGAGTGATCGTAATTACTTCATCTTGAACGCTTATTGTGTGTGCATCTGCCCAGATACAGAAGGGTTGTAATCCGATAACTCCAAAGTTATCTCTGCCTTCGTTTTCTAGTCTTTCCCAAGTATCTTTTTTAAAGAATCTAGTGTTGCCTTTTCTTGAAAATACACTGCCATAATATACGGGCACTTCCCTGTCATTTGGGACTGCATTATCGTAGTAGTATGTTCTTGATATTTCGTATGGTGTTTTCTGCATAATTTTAGTTAAGGGCGGACTGGAGACCCCTCGATATTTTTCCGTGTCATGATATAATATCATGCTCTTTAGCTTAGTATAAGGTCATCCAGTCCTAAACTTTGATCACCTCCTCAGGTTAAACTTTGGTTACTTTTTCTTCTTCTTGCCTCTTTTCTTTTTCTTTTTGGGCCGTCCGACCCTGGAACCATAAGTTCCTTTTCCATATGGCATTTCTTTCTCCTAAGTCCAACGAGGTGGCTCGTCTGGACACTCAGCCCATCTTAGTTTAGTTTTGAGGGGCATAAAACAATGACATATCTTACAAGTCTTCCAAAACTTACTATAGTTTGGACACTTCTGACATATCTTTAGTCGTTCTTCGTGTGTCTTTTTAGTCGAAGTCTGCGTGGTAATTCGTTCCATACTCATTTAGTTTATTAACCCACCAATCTTGTGAGTGTATACTAACATGAAAGTTAGTACCATCACTAAACTTTTTAATTGCTGGTTTAGTATCAATATGAAAGTAAGAGAAATTTCCTAAAAAGAAAATCTCATGTAGTACTGTATCTACTTCCTCTGGTAGTATATGCTCCATGACATCTACACAGAGTACTAAGTCAAAGTACTTTGAACTAACTCCCGGTAACTTTGCATACTCCTTCATATACGGGTCATAAAGCTTTGGCATTGGTATACCCCACTCTTTGTGGACTTTCTCTCTTGTATACTGCCAACCTTTACCACATCCGTAGTCTAATACATTGTAAGGATTTACTCTTTTAATAACCTCATGTATTTTTTCTTTATTCTTTATAGTTGTTCTACCACTCATTGTAGTAGTATTCTCATGAACCCAAATATATTCTTTTTCTAACTGCTCTTTACTTATCACGGAAAATACGCTTTGGGTTGTGTGTTCTTCTTTTTAAGTTCTTCTTTCTTGCTAGGAGTTTCTTTACTCTTGCTGAAAGTTCTGGAGACTCATTATCTTTCTCCACTGCGCTTTCTAATGCGTCTTTTATTTGGTTAGCCATTCTATTGCCTTCTGTTTTGTTGTAAATATTTCATGTGTAGCTCCTACAAGATGCCACATTCCTCTTTTTTCATAAAGTTCCCATCCTTCTGGTACTTCTTGTTTAACCACCTTTTTCATCTTAGGTGCTTTT